ATGCCGCCCTTTTTACAAGCATATCGTAATGCCGGCAAATCAATCCATCCAACTTTTCGTGGTCTTCCAGTAGTTGCCCCATATTCATTTCCTAATTTTCTTAACTCATCAGATTCTGAACCAAATAATTCTGTTGGAAATGGACCTTCACCAACTTTTGTTGTATAGCATTTTGCTACACCATAAACCTTATCTAATTTAATTGACGCAAATCCACTTGCAGCTATTCCTGCAACAGTGGCATCTCCACAGCTAACATAAGGATATGTGCCATGATTAATATCTAACATTATTCCTTGCGCACCTTCAAATAATAATTTATCATTTTTGAATTGACGCTCAAGCTCTAATGCATATGTAAAATTTACACCATAATGTTTTAAGGCTAAAATATTAGAATCTGCTTTATTTATAGCATCTCTTATTTTAAGACCAGCTCTTCCTATTTTTGATTTATAAGCAGGACCAATCCCTCTATTTGTAGACCCAATATGACCATTATTAGCCTTATCTTCATCTTTGTGTTCGGGAAGAACAAGAAAAGCATCTGGATCAACATAAACTTTAGATGCTATCACTGGAGAAATTTCATAAAGCTGTTGCACTTCTTTTGTTAATTGTTCAAGATCAATTACCATTCCTGAACCAAGAAAAGCTTTTACATGTTTATGTCGCCAATCAAATGATGGAAGAAGATTATGAACATATTTCTTGCCATCACGATAAATAGTATGTCCAGCATTAGCGCCACCACTAAAACGAATTACCCAATTATAATCTTTTGAAAAATGATGAGTGATATGCCCCTTGCCCTCATCGCCCCACGAATTTCCTAAAATTGCAATATTTTTCATATACGACTCACTTTCTACTACTAAGATGATATATCATATGTTGACGAAGAAGGAAAGGGCAACATAATGTATATTTTATACGGAATTTTTAATATTTTAAATGGTAAACTTTATATCGGTCTTACAAATAATTTAAAAAGACGTTGGTATGAGCATACTAAAAACAGTAAAAAAATTACAGCAAAAAGTTACGCAATTCATCATGCAATTGCCAAATATGGTATTAAAAATTTTATTTTAAAAAAAATAGATGATGCTATTGATTTGAATGAAGCGAATTCAAAAGAAATGCTTTGGATTAAAGAATTAAAATTAAATGGATATCAGCTTTATAATGAAACTGATGGTGGTGATGGTACAAAAGGTGCCACTGGTCATAAATGGACAGAAGAACAAAAACAAAAAATGTCTGAACGCAATTCTGGTGAAGGCAATCCAATGTTTGGTGTTCAATTATTTGGTGAAGCTAATGGTAATTTTGGTAAAAAAATGAAGCCTCATGTAAAAGAAACTCTTATTAATATTCGTAGAAAATTATCTAATGATCAGATACAAGAAATTATATCCCTATATACATCAGGAAATTATTCTCAAACGGAATTATCAAAACAATACGATGTATCTTTAACGCAAATTCATCGTATTGTAAATGGTAAAAGTTGGGGTGATAAAAAACATGACGAAATCATTACTAAAAAGAACTTAACTGAAAATGACGTTATTAGTATAAGACAATTATATTCTTCTGGCAAATATACTCAAAAAGAATTATCTATTAAGTTCAATTGTTCATTGACTCATATGAATAAAATTATAAATGGAAAGAAATGGTCAAATATTATTTTGCAATAACATAATCTTCACATATGGTTTTAAGAAATTCTTCTGTTGGCTTTTCTTTACAAAAAAGAACATAACCTTCATCTTCTACAGAAGATTCCCAAACATACCAACCAGCACCTTCTTGACCGCATTTATTATATACTAACTTAACTTCAACTGAATTATTCATACTTTGCTCCATAAAAAAAAGAAAGACTGGAATGGTCTATAACACATTCCGGTCTTCTATTATTATTTTAATAATCAAATAACCTCATCATCATAAGGATATTCGTCCTCACATTCACCATAGCAATCTTCATCGCCACAGTAATCACAATATTCACGTTCATAATCATCTTCATCATTAGGTGATGAGCAATCGCAATTACTACATGAATTGCAATCATCTTCCTCTTCTGGCTCTGGACCAGAGTCATGTACAATGCGAAGGCTTGTGTCTGATGAGTGAGCCTTATCAACTACGCCCAATACTTTATATTTGCATACACGCATTTTTGATTGATTATAATCAACTGGAACAGCAACTACATCGGCAGGATCAACTTCAACTTCAAGCATTACACCGCCTTGATAGAAATTAACGGCATAATCCCAATTTGCCACATGCAAGCCATAGCTACATGTTTGTGTTGAATCTTCATTTACCTGATTTCGCGGCATTTCTACTACATTACCAGGAGAATTATCAAATGTACCAGTATGTACATCTTTAAAATCATCACGAACACGTTTATAAGCAATAAATTTACCATCTTCTGTAATTGGATGATCGTTCTTCTCTAAGAACTGGAAAAGCTCATTTACAGCGCGATATGATGGATTTCTTTGAATATTTGATGCAAATTTAACTAATGGTTCATAAGGAAGACCCTCATTAGCAAATTTAAGAATTTTATTTCCTAATGCAGCTGGAGCAACTACACCATTAACTAAAATTTCACCATCAACTACAGTAAAATTACCATCTGAGAATTTTTCAATTCTCTTTGCGGCAGAAACTAAATTAGGAATATCATCTAATTTTTTTTCTTTAATAGCTAAAATAAGTTTTTCTGCCAAAGAATCTGTTCTTGGTACAATATGTGTTTGACCATCATAATTAACAGTAATATTGCTATCAGTAATTAACCAGCTAACTTTTTTATTTAACATAATCTATTCTCCCTTATTAAACCTTATTTTTTAAGTTATTATCAATCAAATTTATGTATTGCGAAATTGGTTCTACCAATGTGTGAAAATTATAAGTGCTAATTGCTGAAAGCAATGGATATTTAGCGGTTATTTTATGATCCAGATCTTTAAGATCATAATCTGGATTATCATTTTTGAATTCTAATAATTTTTTATTTGTAATTTCACCATTAACAGATTCATAAATTGAAAGTAATCCAATATTATTTTTACCTTTAATAATAGAATTCAATTTTTCTTGCATATTTATTTTGTGAAGAAATAAAGAATCTGCATTATTTATTTTATTTTTAAATTGTTTTGCCGAGTCAAGTAAACGATTATCTATATTATAACTCTGTGTTGTCGCAAACTTAATCTCGACATAATTTATTGTTTTATCATTTAAAATATTTTCAGAAACAAAATCATCAAGAGATTGAAAATCTGATAAATCTTCATCAATTCTTTTTTGATCTGTATCAATATCAACTGCATAAAAAGAATGGTTTTGAAATTTATCTTGTAAAGATTTACAAGACATTAAATCAACAAGTCTTTTATTTTTTAAAACTGGTATACGATTTGATTGATCTTTTGATACTTTACATAAAATTTTAGTATTTAAATCTTCATCAATAGATGAATAACTAACCTGCCTAAATGCACAGGTTTTAGAATCAAATTTAAAAACTAATAATCTTGAAGATGATGCAGTATAATTTCTACCAGAAGCTTTTGTAAGAGAAGATAATTTGGTAGGATTCATCTTATCAAGATGATAAGTGCTATTTAAATACTGAATTGTAATTTTATCATTTGGAACAATGACCTGAACTGATGTTAATTTTGCATCCGATTCAAACGCCATTTTTACATGTTTTGGAGTTACTTCTCGCAATGTAAGGTCATTAATAATAATTTTTGAATTTTCAGTAAAACAAATTGTGTGAGTTGTTGATCTCTTTATTTTATTTGGATCATTTCCCTTTTTACGAGAGTATGCTCCCTTTTGAAAATAGAACACAGTGCATTTTAAATCTAAATAATTATTATTTAGCTCAATACCATTCCATGTAAGCGTTCCAAGAAATCTAATATCATGAAATGCATCATATAAATCTTTACGATAATATACATTGGCATCCCACAAATTATCAAATTTTTGAATTTTTTCTAAAACTTTTTGTTTAATTTCTTTGCAAGCAATTTCAAGTTTGCCTGCAATTTTCTTTTCTGTTGGTTTATCAAGATAAACAGCCTCTCTACTGGCTGAAAGACTTAATTCTCCAACATTAAAGTAAAGAAAAATATTTCCACGAGTTGAATCAATTAGTTTAGTATCTGCATAAGTCCGTAACGCACTAATATCAACAGGATATTCAATTCCATCAACAATGAGTTTGATACTTCTATTATAGTCAGTAGTGCGCAATATTGCCCAATCATTCCCATAAATAATTTTCTGAGAATCTTTATAAGATATAGATCCGCCTTTAATAATTGGTCTTACAGACCAATGACGAGTTGAAAATTCTGTCCATTCATTAAAAAGTCTAAAATCAGAAGGTTTAACAGTGATAATAATCTCTGTGCCATTTTTTTCATTAGTTACAGACTTATTTAATAATGCAAGTTTTCCAACTTTAGTTTCATCAATAAAGCAAGCATAATTATATTCAATACCATCAAATACAGTTTTGATTGTAAAAGTATCACTATATGAAAATGGAGTTTTGGCGCCAAGACCAAAACCGCCAGTCTGCACATTATCATCACGTTTGGTGCTTGCAGTGTATTGAATAAATATGTTTGACATGCGGTCTGGACTAATACCTGGACCGAAGTCTCGAATTTTATAAAATGGTGCCAGAGCAGACGGTAATGTAATTTGTACTGGAACATCTGGTGTTCCAACTTCTCTATGAGCATCTCTGGCATTACAAGAAATCTCGCGACAGATCGCAAGAATTGGGTTTGAATACATCTTATTACGTAAGATGTCAAATATCATTCCCTGATCTTTAATTGAGAAAAACTGTTCTTCTAAATCACCAGAAGTTTCAATCGACGGTCTAATATCATTAAGCTTCATTTAATTCCCTAAATAAATTGGCGGGTCACACCCTATGGTGCCCGCCTTCCTTTACATTTTAAATCTTAAAAAAATGCTGTCAAGCCTTGCTATTTTTTAAAATAGACCACGTTTTAGATTCTAAAATTTTCTTTAATAACTTTCTAGTGCGTTTACTTGGCTGTTTTGTTAAAAAACCTTTACCTTTAGCTTGAGAATAATCTAACTTTGATTTAAACTGACTTTCAGTCACATCTAATATGAATCCAGACGAATGTTTTAAAAACCAATGTGTAATTAAATCTACTTCCATACAAAATGGTTTCCAGCCATTCTCTTTACCACCAAGAAGATGATATGCAGCCTCACTAGCAACATAACAATGACCAAATGTTACATCAAGTGTTGGATGATATATTTTATAATCGCGCCATTTAGAACTAAGTAAATCATTAGATAAATTTTCTATAATCAACTCTTTAAATTCAAACCAATCCATTTATAACTCTTTTGATAAATTACAAAATAAACCTATAGACAATATTGTCCAAATAATTAAAAATCCAATTAAACTCATATAAACCTCAAGACAATATTAAAATATTATCATCATATTCAATCATTACGCAAATCAAATACTCTTCCAAATGGAGCTTTAAATGATGAGCCACTAGTTAATAACCAAATAACATCAATTCCTGGATTTTGCATATCTATAATATCATCTTCTAATAAGAAACCATCAGTAATAACTATTAGAAAATCACATTTGCCAACATTTTCTTCATAATTTTTAAAAAAATCTGCAAACTTTGTTCCAGCTCTCCCAACAACTTTAACCTTGCAAATTTCTTCTTTATTTGCTTTTTTAATCTTAGTTGCATCTTTCCAATAAATTTCGGCATCTGCTGGAACAATTATTCCCTCAGATCGTTCATCTAAAGAACAAATTTGTGATAAACCAAAAGCCATATCATCTTTTGACATTGATGCGGATGTGTCCAATAAACATGCAAATTTGGCTGTATAATTTCTTCTTTTTGGAATCATTAATCCGCCAAACATTGGTCTGGTTCTAAAACGAGTCCAATCATTTCTACCATTACCAGCCCTTACTTTAAGTAATTTGGTTCTAATAATATCTTTCCAAGAAATTTTTGGAGCAGTTAATTCTCCTATTTCATCTTCAATAGATCCTGGAACTCTTCCAGCCATTCTTTTAGCTGTATCAGATGCATCCTGATATCTTTGAGCAGCTTCTTCTTCTGTTTCAGAAGAGTCCATATGCTCATCTAAAGTATTTCCAAATCCAAAAATATCTAATCCATCACAACATTCATCACAACCTTTTTGGTGTTTAGATTTAGATTGACCATTTTGGTCGTTATCTTTTTCATCATTTTGTGAACTATTTTGTTTTTTCTGTTTGTCTTTATTCTTATCTTTATTTTTTAAATTATAAACTCCAAGTCTTCCACATTTAGGGCACTTGGGCAATAAATTATAAAGATGATCATAAATTTTTTCAGGTCGTTTCATTTCAGCAGGCAAATCAGGATCTGCATAAAAAAATGAAACTTTCTTTTCTAAACGTTCTAATTCTTTCTTTTCTTCTTCAGTAAGTTCCCTATCTTCATTTGGAGATGGTAATTTTATATTAGATGTATTGTCTTCATTTCCAGAATAAATATCTTCAAACCCTTTAATTTTGGCTTTTGGATTTTGTAATAAAATACAATATTGATCTAATGTCATAAATCTTCCAATATATTTGGTAAATATATCTTTTGGATCTAATCCTCTAATTTTAAGATCTTCCATTATAGCTCCGTTGACTATATAATCAACAGCTATATTCCATAATTTGGGATTTCTGGAACCTCTACGTTGTGCATGCATATAAATAGAATGCAATGCTTCATGGGCACAAATTAATCTTAAACCAAGTTTGTGTTGTTTAATTATCCATTTTGGATTCCAAAAATATCTTTTTCCATCTGTTGCAGCAGTTGGCATGTTGAGAGTACATACATGTTCAACTGGATATAATAATGAAAATATAAATGGATCTCCACCAATTCCAGTTCCAACATGCTCATTATCATAACGAGTTCCCAATTCTAGGAAAACATTAGACATTATACTTTCTGCTTTTGCAACTAATTTTGGATCAATTTTTCCAATTATTTTACTAAATCTCATTTGTGCCCTTAAGAATATATAACATTTATTTATGAACAGTATTACTAATAGATGTAAGTATATGTTCCCAATCTGGATGACTATCTAAATTATGTTTAATAAGTCTATCAACTGTTATTTGACTTCTAACACCAACAAGAATATGTTCATAATCGGCATATGAAAACAATTTTGCAACATTTTTAACTGAATCTGGAAGACTATCATCAGTAATCTTGTCTAATTGAGTTGCCAATCTAGAACAAGAAATCATGCAAGAGATTAATCTTTTAGTAGGATTTAATTGTGAATATTCTTTTTCAATATTTTTACCAGCAAAAACATCATCTACTAACGGTAACAACTCTCTATAATAAGCATAATAATTTTTATATTTTTCACCAGCTTCTTTGCCAACACAACCAAATACTTTGGTGTTTAACATTGTTGTATCCCATTTGCGCTCTTCGCCTTTAAAAAGTATTTTTGAAGAATTTGCCCAACCACGTGGAGATTGATCTGCATACTTTTCATCTGGATCAACTTCTCCAATTAACATATTTTGATTATCATTAATAAATGCGGTTATTGCTGGGTGGATTCTTCTACTTTCACCAGCCCAAGCTAACCATGAGCTTACATCAGCTTCAACTAAATACTTTTCACACCTATCTAGTAATGGTAAACTTGGTCTTGATCCACCTTCTGAGATAAGATTTCCAGTCATAACAATTGAGCGCAAGAATGGAAATTTATGTCCATTGATTGATTTAAATTGAACAAACTCTAATAAAGGTGCCCATAAACTTGGATCTGCTTTATCAACTTCATCTAATATGACAACAACATCTTCTGGACCATCTGTTAATGGCTGAAATATTCTTGGCAATAAAAAATCTACGAAAGCTTGTTTTGCTTTCGATGCCATAAGATCAGGATATCCACCCAAGTCTACACGTTCTAAAACGGAAAGATTCATATAAACTTCTTTGCATTTTGCCTTTTCAATTTCTTGTTTTGTAATTTCAGTTTTACCAGTACCTCGTCTGCCAAAGATAGCCATATCACTACCAATATCAATCGATGCTGCTAAATGTCTTGAAAAATCTTTTGTAGTTAATTTATGTAAATTAAAATCAGAAATAACCATACCTTTAGGCTCTGCCATATTAGAAACTCCAGTCTGTTGTGCTAATTTATAGCTTTAAAAATAAATGTCAAGATGTAAAAATTTTAAATAATTTAATTTGATAAATTTTCAATATCTGGTTCAATGTCCAGTTCATTATTTTTATACTTTAAAAGTATCATTTCTGATACCTCCCATGGATCTCTTCCAAATGATAATTTTCCTGCTGTAAATTGAATTCTAAATATTAGAGAATCTGGGCAATTTAAATGTTCTAATTCTTCTACTAACCACAATCCAGCATAACATACTTCTTTAATTATAGAAGATTTTTTTAATTCATTTGGTATATTTTTATCTAATTCAATAACTTCATCCCACTCTTTAATTTGATTATTATTAATAAAATCTGGTCTTGGCATATATTTCCTAATGTAAAATGAATTGAAATAGTGCGGGATTGCGCCCCCGCTGTGGTTCACCGATTTCCTTAGGTGCAAAAGGAACCAATACGGTTCGTCTGTTATCAGAGGCATGATCCTATTCGAGCACGACAGGATCTGGTGTCAATTCACCGTGTCAAGGGACGTCTGCATCCGTCCTACCACTGGTTTACAAATAGTTTAAATGAAAAATGCCGGCATGTCGTCCGGCATTCTATCTATTTGTAAAACAATCTATTTCAATATTTCGTTATTTAACGGAAATTGTTATTGACATACGTTTACCTTCCAATGAAATTGGAGTAACAGTATGTGGTATTTCCGTTAAATTTTTAACTACAAAATCTAATTTTTCTTTTCCCAATTCTGAATGAGTAATTTCTCTTCCCATAAATCTAACTGTTACTTGAACTTTATTTCCATCAAGTAAAAACTCTTTAATTTGAGATACTTTATGATTTAAATCATTTTCATCAATGTTAGGTCTAAAAGTAATTTCTTTTAACTCAACATGTTTTTGATTCTTTTTAGCTGCAACAGCTTTTTTCTTTTCATCATATTTGTATTTGCCATAATCAATAATCTTACAAATTGGTGGAGATGATTTTGGATTAATCTCAACAAGATCTAATCCGGCATCTTTAGCCATTTGTAATGCCTGATAAGTAGACATAATTCCTGGCGAAGTTCCGTCCTCTAATACTACACGCACTTGAGGTACTTTTATATAATTATTAATACGAATACGAATTGGATTATTATTTTGTTTCTGTTGCATGATTATTTTTTATATAAATTCCTTTATGAAATTAAAGTGAACTTTTAATATATTTTAATTGCTTTTTTAATTAAATAGTTTGGCACCTCTAGAATGAGTTGAACATTCGCAATTAAGTTTCGTAGACTCAACGCCAGATCCGCTGGTAGAGGTATGGTTCTTACCAAGATATACTAAAAAATGCCTCATCATCATAATCAGTATTAGAATACCAATTTACTATCTCTGTATCTAATAAAGCATGAAAACCATCTTTTTCTAAGAAAGGAATGGCTTTTAAACATACTTCTTTGGACCATGGAAATTTTTCATCAAAATAATATTTTAAACTAAATCTACCAGATGCTGCCGCTTTTCTTGCTTCAACTCTTATGAATTCAAGCAATCCTTTAGTGATCTCAGAGGCAGAATTATCTTTAACTTTAAGAGCTATTTCTCTTAATTCTTTTGCTAACATATTATCTTTCCTTATGTTATGGCATCCCTAGTAAGACTCGAACTTACATATAAGCTTTCGCTTCCTGTTTCGTAGACAGGCGCCTTTCCATTAGACTATAGGGATATAAAATCCTGTTTCCAGGATTTTTGAAGTTAAAAGTCTTTTAATATCTCTTGAATTTTTTCTTGAGAAGGACCTCCCCAAGCAGCAAAATGTTTAGATCGTAAATAAGTTAAAGTTGTTTGCTTTGGTTCGAATTGACCCTCGAATCCAGCACATGAGCAATGCGAAGCATGATTTTCAAAAAATTCTTTCGTTTCCTTATCTCTAAGTAAAAAGAAAGATGATCCTTCATATTGATAACTATACCATTGCGCTATAATTATTTCAAATTTGTTTACCAAATCTGGCTCAACACAATAACTATCTATAATATCTTGTTTGACTTTTTCTTCAGACCAATTCTCATAATCACCTATTCCAATCATAATGTCCTCCAATATTGCTTGAAAACAATATCATTTAACATTGAATAAATTATAACTGTAATATTAATTATAAGAATTGTTGCCTCCGCAGAGGGATTCGAACCCCCAACTTTCAGTTTAGAAGACTGAATTTCTATCCAGTTGAATTATGCGGAGAATTAATTTGGTGATCCTAGCCGGTATCGATCCGTGCTCCTAAACCTTGAGAGGGTTTTGACCTAGCCAGTAGTCGATAGGACCAAAAGAATATTGTTATATTCTCATACAAAGTATGAGCCCAGCAATATAAGACTGGCAATATTCTTGGTGATCCCAGTGGGGGTCGAACCCAACACCGCCTGATTGAAAGTCAGGAATTCAGAGCCGCTAAACTATGGGACCGTAAGGTTGCGCATATTTTATCAGGCTAACGCAATTAAATGACCGATAAGTCAATTCCCTGAAAACTAATATTTACCCTGGAAATTTAACCAGCTTGGGGTGATGTACGAGATTCGAACTCGTCGGAGATTGTTTCACAGACAACCGGGGTCAACCAGCTCCCTCACATCACCATAATAATATACTTACGTAAATATTAGTATATATTTTTATATATCATATAGAATTGGAGTTTTTATGTCCTACACGCCAGAAGAATTATTATTTTTAACAGCGAAATTTGAAACAAAAGCACATAAACTTGATATTAAAAATAAATTTCAAAAACCTTTAATTTTAAGATTAATTGACCAATTAAAAGATGCAATTAAAATTGGCGATGAAAAAGAAATTCAAGAGCTTAAAGAAGCTATTGATGAAGAACGTGCAAAACTTCCACATTTCAAATATATAAAATAATTTGGTGTCAGAGAAGGGACTTGAACCCTTACGCCTCGCGGCACTGGCTTCTTAGACCAGCGTGGCTGCCATTACACCACTCTGACATAACAACTGAGAATGAAAAGCTTCTACCCTTTTATTCCTCACTCGCTAGGCGTAGAAGGCACCCTATTGAATGACTAGTTGTATGGTCCCATTGGTGAGATTCGAACTCACACTACACAGTTTTTGAGACTGCTGACTCTGCCGGTTGGTCTACAATGGGATATTTGGTGGTATTCATGGTGGGACTTGAACCCACAAAATTTAGCTTCTAAGACTAACACGTATGCCATTCCGTCACATGAACATATATTATATATTTAGTTATTGATATTCTTTCCAGCAAAATTATCAGTTTGAGAATGACAATTTGGACATAACAATCGTAAATTATTTTTATTATTATCTAAATTATTTCCATTTATATGATCAATTTGCAAAACAATAGGTTTATTATTCCATAAAGAACCAAGATTACATTGCTGACATTTTTCCTCAATACCTGATTCTATCATCGCTCTTTTTAATCTATAACAATTTTCTTTATTTCCATTTAATCTATCATAAACTAAAATTAATTCTGAAGATAATTTATTATTTCCTCCTACATGATCTTTACCATGATTAGTTCTTTGTCCAAGAAAATGAGAAACATCTAAATTGTATTTAGATATAACTTTTTTTAAATGGCTGCTTGTTCCACCTGCTATTTTTAGTCCTAATTTTCGCATCACTTCTTGTAATGAAATTGATGATTTTACAATAGGCTCTAATAATTCTTTAGAATATTTAATTCTTACCATTTGTGCTCGAAAAGGGAGTCGAACCCTTAAACTTCAGTTTCTAAGACTGAAAGGTATGCCATTTCCCGTCATCCGAGCCTGCTGATTATATATCAGCATATTCACATATTATTTGCCTAAATCATCAACAATTTGTTTTAAAGTGGCAATTTTATCAGTAATTGTCCATAAAGTTCGCATTGTAACTTTTGGCCAAGCATTAATAATATCTTTAACATAAAGAGTTAATAACTCAAATGTTTCAAGCTTTTGCTCCGCTTTGATTGCTCGCTGCTCCATATCCATAAATTTTTTAATTAAATCTTCTTTACTTAAAGAAGGATCATTTGGTAACTTAATTATTTCAATATTAGTTTGCATCACTTCACCTCAACTAAGGCGCCTGCCTCTATAAGTTTAACTTTAATTACTTCTGCTTCTTCTGCAGTTACTGATTCTTTTAATACTTTTGGTGCTGATTCAACAAAATCTTTTGATTCTTTTAAACCAAGCATCATAACTTCCCTAACGGCTTTAATGACACTCATCTTTTTATCAGCTGGAACTGATACAAGAACAACATCAAATTCTGTTTTAGTTACAACAACTTCTTGTACAGCATTAGTTACTTGCTGTACTTGTGGCTCTGCTTTAAGATTCCATCTCTTTTCTAACTCACGAGTTAATTGAATTAATTGCACAGTTGAATAATTTCCTAAAACATTAAGAAGTTCTTCATTAGATAAGTTTTCCATAATATCCTCTATAATTTCAAATGATTATAATTAACAAATTTTTCATAAAACCTTGCACTTCCAAAGTCCCAAGGAGCAATACATAATCTATCACCATTAGATTTACGCCTTGCAATTTTAATTAACTTAGTAGCAATTCCTTGCCTTCTATATTTAGGGTCAATATAGACTTCAAATAATACGCCATCACCAGTTCTAAATTGATGGTGAGCAAAATGATATGTTGATGATTCTCTACTTAATAGAGCCCAACCAATTAATTCGCCATCAAAATAAGCAAGTAATGCTTCAGATTTAACTGGTCTGATTTTAGATAAATTTTCTAATGAAGAAATTTCGTAATTCATTCCAGAAAATGGATTAAGTGTTAAACTTCGTATTTTTTTTATAAGAGCTGGTTTTTTAAGCACTACATTAAAGTCTGCACAACGAATTGTCAATCCTTTAGGATTTTCTTTTTTTACCAGCGACATTCTTAATAATTACTCCAATTCTACTAAATATTCTAATTTTTGTTGATTTTGCGAATAAACTACAAATTCATCATCATCAAATTCTGAATTATCGGCACGTACGCCATGACAGCTATTATAACCATTCGGTGGGGATGTCAAGTTATAAGTTATCTTGCGGTAATCTTTTATTTTTCCGAGCGCGACGCACGCTATTGTTATAAATCTAGAATTAAATTTGGATGAGTGAGCATAATTATATGCAGTACATGCAGCATTTCCAAAATATATGCCATGACCAAGCCAACCGGCATCTGTTCTTGAAACACCCAACTTAACTACTGATTTTGGAAGTAAAAGCCCGCGCGACAATATACCAACCCAATTTTTGGCTGCAGAACCATGAAACAATAATTGATCATTACCAATTGATGTATTATAATCTAATTGCTCTTGCGCTCGCTTTATTTCAAATATATTTTTAATTTTAAATTTATCATATTTTGATACAACAGATTTAGAAATAAACTTTTTAAGTTCAGTTTCTTTATCTTTAGAGACTGCATTTATCTCACATCCTAATGCATTATATTTTTTATCAATTCCATTATCATTTAATACGTTAGATTTACTATTTACATTTAGCATATCTCGCATTAACTGTAATGTTTCTTGTTTTTCAGATATTTTATTTATATTGTCGATTACAGCGGCTTCAACAGCAGTTCTAGAGCGACCAAATTTATGTGGAATTAAAGTATAAAAATTGCCACTTAATTGTACTATTTTATCTTGATCTTTTTTCTTTTTTGAAAGAACTTCTGATAGAGAATCTAATATAGATTCTCCTTTATCAATTTGTCCAATTGTTAAAACACCCAAAGGCGTTTCAATACCTTTAGCAGTAATAGTTGCATTAACTGTACTTACTAAAGCATTAGTAGCTTCTGAATATAAATGAGCAACTAAATTTTGAACTGATTTATTAAGATGAATCACTGGAGTTGAGCTTTTATTGTCAGCTAATTTTTCAAGAGTTTTATCATCGATTTCTCCTGAACTTTTACCAAGGCTTTTCTTTGAACCAATTTTAGATGATGCTAAAGAAAGTTCTTTGTATCCTTTTCTTGCTGAAGTTTTTTCTTTATAAATTTTATCGTATATATTTTCCGCATCTAATAATGAATCGCAATATCTGGATTCTCTAATTCCAGCATTTGGATTAGAATCTAAATCATCTGTTCTGCCATAGTGGGTATAAACTCTATATTTATTTTTAGAAGAATGTAACTCAATGGCATAATATTTATTACGATTAGTTTTAATATCTGTTACTTGTAATACTGCTTTTTTAACTACTTCAAATGAATCGGGAAATGTTGGTTCTCCAGAAGAGCCTTCTTTCCATACTTTAACTTCACTCATACTAACTCCTTAAATACGAGGATCAATAAAGATTATTTCTTTATTAACAGATTGTGCATATTTAACACAATTAGCTGTTCCTCCGGGAGATTGGTCCCAAACTGCAATTAATATATCGCATTTATCAACCATCCATTCATTTCTAATTTGCATTTTAGAAGAAGAATAACCGCCCTCACATACAATTACTTTTTCATGCGCTTTTGATAAAAGTGCATTATATATAGCTTGAGATTTAGTTGGCCAGGCTTTTTCTTGTCCCGCAAATGGAATTGCAGCAATAAATGGTATATTGAGTTTATAAGATATATAAGCCGCCCATTGATCTACTCCAAGAGCCATTCCAGAAATAACTTTTTCAGGATTTAATTTTTTAAGATTCTTTTCAATTTCATTGCAAACATGAATATAGGTTGGGTTTGGTAATTTATACCCACCAAGCTTATCTGGGCGATGACCACTGAATGCTACAATCATTTTTCAACATGCTCGCGAGTTGCTAAGACTTCTTTAACCAAAGAATATAAAGCCTTCCATGAAGGATCGTTTTTATTCCAACGAACATTTGGCTCGTCCCAATTTATAGTTTCTGGAACTTGCATCATTTTATTTTTATATGCAAGCAAACGTTTTGTAGATAGTTTTTCTAACTGATCTCTAGATAAAATTTTCATATGAAAATTAACTTTCTCTTTAAAAATATGACAAGGGCAATATTTACATCCAATTGGAGCCATATCATCATAAGTATCAAAATGACGATAATATTTATGACCACAACTACATATTTTATTATCTCCAAAATTTGGATCATATTCTAATTCGTTATAAGATACATATCCTTCATTAGTATAAATAGAATATATTGTTTCTGATAAAGATTTTAAACATGATTCAAAATCTAAATCTGATTCAGAATGACCATGATTTAATAACCAATTTTTCGCTTCTGTTTTTATATTCATATAAATTTTTCTTTCAAATCTCCAATAACAGATAATAATGATGCAGTATCTTTATAACTTGTTTCTAGTAATAAATCAAGATATTCAGAATATTCTGAACTATCATTACGGCTTCTATATAATTCAATTAACTGACTAGCTTCTTCTGGTCTTGCAGAAATGGATTCAAGTAAATTAATTAATGATTTTACATCATTATTATGAAGATTATGTTTTTTATTTTCGTCTAAAGAATGCCATGCACCACAAGCACATGGACCAATTTCAACATCACATTCAACTCCACCATTCCATCTTCTATTAGATTTATCTAGAGCTTTAATAAATTTTTCTCTATTATGATCTAAAACTTCTTCATTTTCAATCATATTGATGAATTGTTCTCTTAATTGAGAAAATTCATCATGCCTTTGAAGATAAAATATACCTACATATTGATTATTTAACATTCCAAGAGTTTCACATTTAACTTTAACTTTTCCGTGAATTATTGTATTAATGTTTGATGCAAATTTAGATATTTCTTCCTCATCATCAAACATTAATACAATTGGAAGGTTAACCATTATTTCTTTAGGTTTTACTTTCATAAAATCTCCAATATATGCTGTGTTGTAGCGGCATTAGAAACTAACATTTTATCTATCATAGATATGCCGTTTCCTTCATGACAATGACCACACAAATAATGTGATGGCAAATTTTCTTGTTTTATTTGTAAATTTAATGCGGCAGATATAATAGTACTTCCCATTTTTTGATTTGCAATAGTTAAATCTAACGAATTATAAAGTGGAGAATGACAAACTAAAATATCTGCCTTTCTATTATTTAGATCTTTTACCATCCTGTTAACTTCTATTTGCATTTCTGGAAGCTCCCTTTCATAATTCCATTTTCCACTTATAAATGGAACATATGGAAATCCATAAAAAGTAAATCCATTAAATTCAACATGTTTGTCATGAAGTGATTGTGCATTAATTCCTTCTTTAACTAAGACCTCTATTATTAGATCCGCGTCAAGAAAATCATGATTACCAAATGTAATAAATAATGGTCTTCCTTGCAACCAAGATTTTATAGTTGGTGCACAATTACGCAACCATTCTAATTGCCATATCATTTCTGAATGTTTAGATTCAAAAACGTATTCACTATTAGGAAAAAAATCACCAGAATGCACAACACAGTCAAATCTTCCATATAAAACTGGTAATCTTCCATGAGTATCACTCACATGACAAATACGTAGTTTTCGTATATTTGTCATGTTAGATAATTTATTTACCTGTGCTCTCATTCTAACTCCAATTTCACACCAATTCCTTTAATAACTGGCGCAACTACTTTTTTAACTGTATTATCTATTTTAGAAACCAAAACTACAATAGAATATCCTTCTTCTGAAGAAATAACATGTGCATTTTTAAACCATGAATAGTTAATTAACTTCATCTTAAGAGCATGCTTTAATTGATTTGCTTCACTAAATGTTGTCATTTTTCCTCAGTTAAATAATAAAATAGTTTTAATACGTTTAATAGTTTTATCAAGATTTTTATAATCTATTTTAAATAGTTGACATATTATTGGTTTTTTATCATTAAAATTTCCTTCATAAATATCTTTTGCGTAAATTTCAGTTCTATTAAGATTATAATCTAATGTAATTTGAAATTCTTGACTATCTGTATTAATAATTATTGATTCTGAATCAATAGTAAGTTCTTTTAATTCTATATTAGATTTGTCAATTCCTATATCATAAGAATTTATAGATGAATCACAATTTGGGCAAAATCCATAAAAATATATATATCCATTAATTGGACAATCTATTATTTTATCTGTATTTATATCAAATACTGTTTTATTTATTAAATTTGATTCGCAATCAATAATTATTTTTAAATTATATTTAAATGAATAATTATTTTCATCAACAACTCTACAATATGCATTAATGTGCAAATTGGATCCTAATTTTCTAAAAGTTTTAAGCTCTAAAGAGTAATCTGGTCCAATAGATATTGATACTTGTCTTGACATCTCATTACAGAGAGGGCAGTACATGAAATGTGACCAAAGCTGTTGTAATGAATTAAATTTTATCATAAATCATTTATAAAATCTTCAAGAACAGAAATTTCAAAATCTCTAATTTTCCAACCAAGTGTAGTTTGATTTTTAAGTTCATAAAGAACATCATCTTTTGATGACCAATAACCTAAACCATTATAATATCCTTTATAATTTGGTCTTTTATTTAGACGAGCAATAATTAAAGCAAATAGATGATCTTCTGGAAGATCAGCCAAATCTTTATAAGATGAAGGATCTTTTAAAAGATCTTTAATAAGAATTGGTTTATTATTTATGTCCCAACCAGCCGGCAATTCTGGATCAAAAGGATCATCTTTGAATGGTTTCGGTGCTGTTGCGGCAGTATTAACAACAACTGGTTTAACAACACCATCTATACATTTCATTACAACATAACCTTTTTTAGGTTGTGATGAATTAAATGCAAAAGGTGAAGTGTATGGACCTGTTGCTCCAATATTAACAGGCATAAAAGTCATACCAGTTGGTCCTGTTGAACCTGTTGGTCCTGTTGAACCTGTTGGACCTGTTGGACCAATTGGACATGTTGGACCTGTTGGACCTATAACATCAATAGA